GATTCCAGTTATTATAATAATTGGATATCAGTGAGAGTAACAAGAAAACATCTAAACAAATATAAAATAATGCTTGACGAATCTAATTCCATATAGTATAATAAAGTAAATCTAAACTCTATCGAAACTCTATATGGAACTAATTCTACTCCTGATTGTTATTATTCTACTAATCCAATCTAATAATAATGCTCTTTCTCTTCTTGCCTCTATTGTTATTCTCGGTGTCGCTGCCTATGCAGTTATTTGGATCGGTGCTCTTGCCTTTGTTGTTGCTCTAATCGGAAATTGAATTCAATCGATTCCTCGGAAATTGATTCCTCTGTCTTCGGAGTCTGTCTTTTCTGATAATGATTTAATGGGAATTTCCAAATTATGAGAATTACTAAGTAGTCTAAGACAAAAAAGACATCTTTAGACATCTTTAGACATCTTTAGACATCTTTAGACATCTCTAGACACCATCAGTAAACTTCAGTAAACTTCAGTATAATCACTAAAAACTCCCCTATTCCCTTCATCGAAGATTCTCGAAGATTCTAAAGAATTTCCAATACTTACTAAATCACTTTATTAAATTATTCTATTGCGCTTTACTTCACGCGCCCTATTTATATTCGCTCTATAATAGGGCGAGATACGCCAAATACATATAGATCGCTCTATAATAGAGCGAGTATTCCCAAGTTCGCTCTATAATAGGGCGATGTTATTGTTGATTCAATTTATAGACAAAACTTCTAGAGATAGTTTCACCATTAGCTTTAGTAACTTTATTTGTTAGATGAAAATCCACAAGAGTATTTGGAATTTGAGAAACAAAGACAGTTGCTTTATAGTCATTAAAGGTACTGGTAGCAATATTAATAGCATTATTACTAGCCACCCAATTTGAGGCTGTCAATATTTCATCAGGAAGCAGCCACAGATTCCATGGAATGGCAGCAAAGATAGCAGTACCCCAAGTAACTTCTTCTTGATTCCAAGTTGGTTGAGTAGAGCCAGAAGTTCCATTGGTAGTACATTGATAGTAGTAGCCATTATCCGTAGATGGACGACAGATATCACCTTGGCGATAGATGGTTAGCGGAGAGAACAGAGGGGCACCCCAATACACAGAGATTTTAGTATTATCATCTGGATCAATATAGCCAGTTATTTTCAGCGGACCTTTAGTAGTAGGAGAATAGATTTGCATTTTATTACCTTTATAATAATTTAATTTGTATAATAGTATCTTTAGTTTGAGTTTTAATCAGAATATTTTGCTGCATATTTTTTTCTATACAAACTACTTGTTGATTTACATGCACTAGATTATTATTATCATTATTAACCACTAGTATTTTTAATTCATTACCATAATCTTTTCTAGCCAGAAGATCAGCAAGAAGAACAGAGCAAGAATTATTAGAGGATATATGCGCATTAAGAACAACCGCAGTAGTAAGATTTTGGGTAGATATTACATTTACAGCAAGATGTTTAGATAATTTAATCCCAGTAGAGATATCACCCTGAGCAGATACATCAGCGATTAGCGTATCAGATAGAAGAACAATACCTGTATTTAATTGCGCAAGATTTGCAACAATACAAGAGTCTTCAGCCCCAAGATATATTTCAGTTGTTAATTCAGCCGAGGCAAGCGATTCAGCTGCAACATTAGCCTCTATAGTAATGCTAGTCGTAATAACCGGAACATAGAGAATAGCAGCATTTACAATAAGCGTCTCAGATTCTAGTACAATTTCCGGTAATATCAGATTTGCATTTACATTAACAGAGCTTAGAGCTGCGATATCTAAATATATTTCAGTTATTAATTCAGGAGAAGATATACTAACATTGGAGATTATATTTACATCAAGCGGAATTTCAGTTAATAGATTTGAATTAGCCTGAACATCAATTACTACTGTATCAGATAGAAGAACAATACCTGTGTTTAATTGAGCAGCATTAGATACAACACAAGAATCAATTGATTCAAGTTTAATATCGGTAACCAATGTACTAGCATTAGCCGATGCAATAATATCTAGATTTGCATTAAGTGGTATTTGTGTTGTTAAGTCAGCAGAGATAGATGTTATATCAACTACTGAGCCAAGAAGAACAACACCTGTATTTAATTGAGCTGCATTAGATACAACACAAGAATCAATTGAGGCTAATTGGATATTGGTAACCAATGTACTAGCATTGGCCGATGCAATATTATCTAGATTTGCATTAAGTGGTATTTGTGTTGTTAAGTTAGCATCAATTTCAGAAACATTGGTTATCGAACCAAGAAGAACAACACCTGTATTTAATTGAGCTGCATTAGATACAATACAAGAATCAATTGAGGCTAATTGGATATTGGTAAGTAGATTAGCCGTTGCACTTGTTACATCGGAAATAGATGCACCTAATGCAACATTAGTAACTAATTCAGCAGGATTAATGGTTACTTGAGAAGTTACCGAACCAAGAAGAACAACACCTGTATTTAATTGAGCTGCATTTGATACAACACAAGAATCAATTGATTCAAGTTTAATATTGGTAAGTAGATTAGAAGTTGCAGAGGAAATGCTTACTACATTACTTGTTGTGGTAATAGATGTTACTAATCTAACAGGATTAACTGTTACTTGAGAAGTTACTGAACCAAGAAGAACAACACCTGTATTTAATTGAGCTGCATTTGATACAACACAAGAATCAATTGATGCTAATTTAATTGCAGTTGATAATCCTGCAGTTGCCACCGAAGAATTTGTTATCTCACCGGCAAGCGTTATATTATTTGTAAGATTAGCCGTTACTACTGAAGAAACTTTTAAATTTCCACGTACTATTGACTGTACACTTAATTCTGCTTGATTAGAAACAACACATTGATCAATAGATGCTAATCTAATACGAGTTCTTAGTGCAGCAGAGCCAGTTGTATTAGCAATACTTGCAGCATTGAATAATACTCTAGTAAATAAATTACCCGATGCTGTTGATCTTGAGTATACAGTTACTGGTACTATTCTTCCTTGTGATATTGTACCATCAATACTTACTTGTAAATTTGCAGCAAGTTGTATTTGTGTAATTAAATTTGGAGAAGATATACCAACTTCAGTAAATATAGAGCTATTTGCTAGAATACTAGTTGTAATATCTGATATGGTATTAGCAATTGTATTAGCAGAACCTCTAACAAGAATGCTGGTTGTTAATCCAGAAGTTGTATTGGCAACTGTATTAGCAGAACCGATCGCAAGAATACTGGTAGTTAAACCAGAAGCTGTATTGGCAACTGTATTAGCAGAACCGATCGCAAGAATACTTGTTTGAATGGTAGTTGCATTAGCAGAAACTACATCTTCTATAGATCCAAGAAGAACAATTCCGGTATTTAAATATGCTGCATTAGATACAATACAAGTATCAATAGCCGCTAATTCAATGCTAGTTGTAATATCTGATATGGTATTAGCAATTGTATTAGCAGAACCAATCGCTAGAATACTAGTTGTTAATCCAGAAGTTGTATTGGCAACTGTATTAGCAGAACCTCTAGCGAGAATATTTGTAGATAAACCAGAAACTGTATTAGCAACTGTATTAGCAGAACCTCTAGCGAGAATACTTGTCTGAATGGTAGTTGCGTTAGCAGAAACAATATCCGTTATCCCTGCGGCAACAGTAATACTTGTTGTTAATCCAGATACAGTATTAGCAATAGTGTTAGCAGAAACAACAGGAGTAATACTTGTTGTTAAACCAGAAGCTGTATTGGCAACTGTATTAGCAGAACCTCTGGTAAGAATACTTGTCGTTAGAGCAGAATTGGCTGACGCTATATCTAGGGCAGAACCAAGAAGAACAATTCCGGTATTTAGATATGCAGCATTAGATACAATACAAGTATCAATAGCCGCTAATTCAATACTTGTTTGAATAGTAGTTGCATTAGCAGAAGCAATATCTGTTATCTCTGCAGCAACAGTAATACTTGTTGTAATATTGGAATTAGCTGATACTATTACATCAGAAATAGTTCCTGCTATTTTAATACTTGTTGTTAGACCAGAAACTGTATTTGCAATAGTATTTGCTGATGCAGTTGGTCTAATACTAGTTGTGATATCTGATGCAGTATTAGCAGCTGTATTAGCCGAGCCAATTACAGTAATACTTGTTGTTATATCGGAGTTAGCTGTTACTACATCTAGAGCAGAACCAAGAAGAACAATTCCGGTATTTAAATATGCAGCATTAGATACAATACAAGTATCAATGGAGTTTAACTCAATACTTGTTTGAATAGTAGTTGCAGCGGCAGAAGCAATATCTGTTATCTCTGCAGCAACAGTAATACTTGTTGTAATATCTGATACTGTATTTGCAACTGTATTTACAGAAGCACTTGCAGCGATATTAGTTGTAATATTGGAATTAGCTGTTACTACATCTAGAGCAGAACCTAAGAGAACAATTCCAGTATTTAATTGAGCTTGATTAGAAACAATACATGAATCTATTGCATTTAATTCAATAGAGGTATGTAGATCTGATATAGCTGTAGCTATATCGATTATAGAACTATTAACTTTAATTTCTGTGGCTAATTGCGCTCCACTTGTTGCAAGCGCAGCTGCAGCTGCAGCCATAGTTATTTGGGTATTAATTGACGCTGTGCTCAATACAAGAATATCTGTAATAGATGCAGCTATTGTTATATTTGTTGATAGTGGCGCAGTAATATTAGTTACCACAGCAACCGAAGAATTTAAAGAAATTTGTGTTGTGAGACTAGCTGTCGATGAACTAAATGAGTTCAGCGAACAGTTAAAATTTTGTTCTCCTCCACCAGAAGAAGATATTGGGTTAGAACCAATTGAATAAAATCCTAGCATACTCTCTCTATTAAATTCTTAGATTAATAATCAAGTATTTATTAAATATAATAAATAGTTTATATTTAGATTTACTACAGGAAATAACATGGATTTTTCGCTTATTGATGGGAGTATTGCATGTCTTTACAGTTAAACGACAGAGTAAAAGAAACTTCCACCACAACAGGAACAGTTCCGATCGTATTAAATGGTGCTTCAATTGGATACCAAAGTATTTCATCAGCTATTTCACCTGGAAATTCATTTCCATATGTTATTGAATTAACTGGTGGAGCTCAATGGGAAATTGGCATTGGAACATATGTAAGCGGAAATAATTCCATAATCAGAACTCAAGTTTTAAGTAGTTCTGATTCGGGTAATAAAGTTGATTTTTTATCCGGATCTAAAAATGTATTTATAACTGTACCTGCTGCATATACTGCATTAACTGCTCGTGGATTATCACAATTCTCTGCAACAAGTAGTGCTGAATTAGCAAGTATAATTTCCGATGAAACTGGATCAGGTAAATTAGTATTTTCAAATAATGCGATTTTAGTTACTCCAGATATTGGTAGAGCTAATGGTACATCATTAACATTATCTGGAGATTTATCGGTAACAGGAAACGTTTATCTATCTGGAAATGTTACAACATTAAGTTCAAATAACCTTTCTATCCATGATCCATTAATTTATCTGGCACAAGAAAATCCTGCAAATCTTCAAGATATAGGCATTGTTGGGCATTTTACAAGCGATCATTATCAGCATACTGGATTAGTTAGGGATGCAACAGATGGAGTTTGGAAATTCTTTTCTAATGTTGCTAGCGAACCAACAACTACAGTAGATTTTACTGGTGTAATATATGATACAATTCAAGTTGGATCGATAAATACATCAAATGCCGTTTTTTCTACTGCAAATGGCTCTGCACCGTTTTCTGTTGTATCTAATACCTTAGTATCAAATCTTAATGCGGATCTCCTTGACGGACAACATGGAACGTATTATACTGGATTAACTAGTTCTGCGTTTAATCAAGCCAATTCAGCATATACAACTGCTAATACTGGGGTTTCAATTGGCCAAGAAGCATTCTCTCAGGCTAATGCTGCATATACGCAAGCGAATACAGGAACAACGATAGGATTAAGTGCGCTTAGTCAAGCGAATTCAGCCTATACTGCCGCTAATGTTGGAATAGCAACTGGTCAGGCTGCATTTGGTCAAGCTAATGTTGGAATTACATTAGCTCAAACTGCATTCTCTCAGGCAAATGCTGCATATAATCAAGCCAATGTTGGAATAATAATTGGTCAGGCTGCATTTGGTCAAGCCAATTCTGCATATAATCAAGCTAATGCTGCTTATGCTCAGGCAAATGTTGGAATAGCAGTTGGCCAAGCTGCATTTGGTCAGGCTAATGTTGCATATAATCAAGCTAATACTGGAGTTACAATTGGCCAAGGAGCGTTCGGTCAGGCTAATGTTGCATATAATACTGCTAATACTGGAATTACAGTTGGTCAAGCAGCGTTTTCTCAGGCTAATGCTGCTTATAATACTGCCAATACTAAATTTTCTGCTAACGGTGGAACTATTAGTGGATCGGTAACAATTACTAATGATTTAAATGTTTCTGGAAATGTATATTTAAGCGGTAATGTTACAACAGTAAGTTCAACGAATTTAATTGTAAATGATCCAATACTTTATTTAGCAAATAATAATATTGGTAATACACAAGATATCGGTTTTGTTGGTCATTTTACAAATTCGTCATATCAACATACAGGTTTAGTTAGAAAAGCTAGTGATGGAATTTGGAGATTATTTTCCAATGTATCAACTGAACCAACTTCCACTGTTGATTTTACTAATGGCATTTATGATACATTACAAATTGGTTCATTAATAGCATCGAATGCAAATTTCTCTATTACTGGAGCAGCGCCATTTACAGTAACTTCTAATACAGTAGTTGTAAATCTTAATGCTGATTTACTTGATGGGCAGCATGGAACATATTATACTGGGTTAACTGGAGTTGCATTTGATCAAGCAAACTCTGCATATAATCAGGCTAATACTGGAATTACCGTTGGCCAAACAGCCTTTACTCAGGCTAATGCTGCATATAATCAGGCTAATACCGGAATAACAATTGGTCAAGCAGGATTTGATCAGGCTAATTCTGGATTTAATCAGGCAAATGTTGGAATAACAATTAGTCAAACAGGATTTAATCAAGCCAATGCTGCATATAATCAGGCTAATACCGGAATAACAATTGGTCAAGCAGGATTTGATCAGGCTAATTCTGGATTTAATCAAGCCAATGCTGCATATAGTCAAGCCAATACCGGAATAGTAACTGGTCAGGCTGCATTTGGTCAGGCTAATTCTGCATATAATCAAGCTAATACCGGAATAACAATAGGTCAAGGAGCATTTGGTCAAGCTAATTCTGGATTCAATCAAGCAAATTTAGCCTATACTGCTGCTAATACGGGAATTTCTATTGCTCAAACTGCATTCTCTCAAGCAAATGCAGCTTATGCTCAGGCAAATACCGGAATTACAATTGCACAAACTGCCTTTGGTCAAGCAAACTCTGGATTTAATCAAGCTAATGCAGCTTATGCTCAGGCAAATGTTGGAATAGCAATAGCTCAATCGGCATATAATCAAGCTAATTCTGAACCAATTGGAAAAAGTGCTTTTGACCAAGCCAATGCCGCATATACTGCAGCTAATACTGGAATTACAGTTGGTCAAGCAGCATATACTCAAGCTAACGCTGCTTATAATACAGCCAATACAAAATTTTCTGCCAATGGTGGAACAATTTCCGGATCAGTTACGATTACAACTGATTTAAATGTTACGGGAAATGTTTATCTTGGTGGTAATGTTACCACATTAAGTTCAAATAATTTATCTATTAACGACCCGTTAATTTATCTAGCTCAAGATAATCCAGCTAACTTACAAGATATCGGTTTGGTTGGGAATTTTACATCTGACCGTTATCAGCATACTGGATTAGTTAGAGATGCTTCTGATAATATGTGGAAATTGTTTTCTAACGTTGCATCTGAGCCAACATCAACCATAGATTTTACTGGTGGTGTAATATATGATACTCTTAAAATTGGTTCATTAATAACTTCTAATGCTGCGTTTAATGTTGCTAGCGGTACTGCTCCATTTACTGTTAATTCTGTTACATTAGTTAACAATTTAAATGCCGATTTATTAGATGGTCAGCAAGCAAATTATTATACTGGATTAAGTAATTCTGCAAATACGCAAGCAAATATGGCTATTGCTATTGGTCAAGGAGCATTTACTCAGGCAAATACAGCTTACAATCAGGCAAATACCGGAATAGCAATAGCGCAAACTGCATTTGGTCAAGCTAATCTTGCAACTACGTTAGCGCAAACTGCATTTGGTCAGGCTAATACTGCTTATATTCAAGCGAATACAGCAATAACAATAGGTCAAGAAGCATTTGATCAAGCTAATTCTGCATATAATACTGCCAATACCGGAGTTGTAATTGGACAAAGCGCATTTACTCAAGCCAATGTTGCTTATACTACAGCCAATTCCGCAACTATATTAGCTCAAACTGCATTTACTCAAGCCAATGTTGCTTATACTGCAGCTAATTCTGCGACTACATTAGCCCAAACTGTATTTACTCAAGCGAATAGCGGAATCGCAATAGCTCAAACTGCATTTGGTCAAGCTAATGCTTCGTATTCACAAGCTAACACTTCATTGGTTGTTGGTCAATCTGCGTTTGCTCAAGCCAATGCTGCTTATAATAAAGCAAATACAGGCGGTTCTGGAATAACCGCTACTGCAATTAAAACTGCAAATTATACTGCCTCAGTTAATGAATTGGTTAGATGTAATACAGCTGCCGGAGCATTTTCAGTTACGTTACCTGCAAGCCCAGCCGACGGTTCGTTAATTAGTATTTCGGATATTGGTAGTACATTTGCTGTAAATAATTTAACTTTATTGCCAAACGGTAATAATTTAGAATCTTATTCTACTCCATATGTTCTAGATATAAATGGCGCATATGTTTCATTTATATACAATACCGCTACAACTAATTGGAAATTGTTAGAAACTCCTGTTACGGTAATGAGTGCTATTTCTACTGTTACTGTTGCTCAAGGCGGAACTGGAGCAAATACATTTACAGCTAATAGCATTTTATTGGGTAGCGGAACTTCTGCTATTCGAACAGTTTCTCCTGGAACCGAAGGTAATCTATTAACTTCAAATAACGGTACATGGATTTCTGCCCCAGCTCCAATTTCTCTGCCAACGCAAACTAGCAATGGTGGAAAATATTTAACAACAGATGGCGCTACTGCAACTTGGGTTAATTTGCCATTAGGTTCTGTTTATGATCAAACTAATTCTGCAATTACGCTTGCTCAAACTGCATTTGGTCAAGCCAATGCAGCATATAACACTGCTAATACAAAATTCTCTGCTAATGGCGGTACGATTACAGGCTCTGTTACGATTTCTACCGATTTAAGCGTATCTGGTAACGTTTATCTTGGCGGTAATGTAACGACATTAAGTTCAAATAATTTGTCTATTAGCGATCCTTTGATTTATATGGCACAGGATAATCCAGCTAACCTACAAGATATCGGTATTGTAGGTCATTTTACTTCTAGTCGTTATCAGCATACTGGGCTAGTTAGAGATGCTACCGATGGAGTATGGAAATTATTTTCTAATGTTGCAGCTGAACCTACAACTACAGTAGATTTTACTGGCGGGGTTGTATATGATACATTACAGATTGGTTCGGTAGTTGCATCTAATGCTGTATTTACAGTATCTACTGGAACTTCTCCGTTTACAGTGGCATCAAATACATTAATAAGTAATTTAAACGCTGATTTATTAGATGGCCAACACGGATCTTATTATACAGATTTAAGTAATACCGCATTATCAGTTGCTAATTCGGCTTATAATAAAGCAAACACTGGAACTTTACCTAGTCAATCAGCAAATACTGGAAAATATTTAACAACGGATGGATCTGTTTTATCTTGGGGTGGAATTCTACGAAACGTGCCTATTCTAAATAGATTAGGTAACACTGTAAATGTAACGTTTACTTTCAATTATTTACCAGTATTAAATCACGCTAACACATCAACAATTCAAGTAGGTATAATTTAATGACAGCAAGATATCCGGTAGTATTAAATGGTGCTACTATTCAAGAATTACAAATCGGCGATACGTTAGCTGGTCAAGCTGCTTCTGGAACCAATAGTGATATTATATCATTAACTGGCTTAACAACTGCATTAAGCGTTGCCCAAGGAGGAACTGGAGCAAATACGTTAACTGGTATTGTTAAAGCAAGCGGAAATAGCGCATTTACTGCAGTAACGGCTCCGACCGGAACCATTGTTGGTACTACTGATACACAAACATTAACTAATAAAACTATTACTGCATTAGGTTCTTATGAAACTAAAGTAGCAATGGCTGGATTAGACGTAGATTTATCATTAGGTTCGTACTTTACCAAGACATTAACCGCTAATGCTACTACATTTACTGTAAGTAATATTCCTGCTGCAGGTTCAGTTGGTTCATTTGTGTTGGATTTGACTAATGCTGGATTAGCAACTATTACATGGACATTATCAGTAGCTGCTGGCGGTACTTCTACTGTTAAATGGGTTGGTGGTACTGCTCCATCTAGTTTGACTGCTTCTGGTAGAGATTCGTTTGGTTTTTATACTTATGATACTGGTACAACTTGGACTGGATATGTGATTGGTAAGGACTTAAAATAATGAGCAATCGTAAGATTATAAATGCAGCAGCAACTGGTGGGATTGGTTATTATCCAGTAGTAGGTGCTAGTGACCCATATTATGATAAGGTATCATTACTGCTAAATGGTGATACTGATGTTGATACTAACTTTGCTAATGTGTCGGTGTTGTTGACTGGTAATGATTTGCTGGATAAGTCTAATAATAGATTGGTTGTAACAGCTTATGGACAAGCTTCAGTCACTAGCGTTAAAAAACAATTTGGTACTGGAAGTTATTATTTTGATGGTAGTGGTGATTATATTCGACCTGCCGCATCTGACACTTGTATGTTTGGTACTGGCGATTTTACAATAGAATTCTGGACATATCGTATTTCTGGTGGAGAATTTTTCGGTAATGGTCCTGCTGGTGGTGGTTCATTTGGCTTAGGGTTAGGTGCTGCAAATGGCGATACAACTAAACTACAATGTGCTATCTATGGTTCTCCTGTTGCTAATTTATCATGTGTAACTAATTTCCCTTCAAATCAATGGATTCATGTTGCTGTTACTCGTGCTAGTGGAACAACTAGAATATTTCTTAATGGTGTTAAAGATGCTGAAACTACAGCTGGTGGTGCAAACAACACCACAAATACGCCAAGTGTTGGCGAAGTATGGCTGGGTTCTGGTTCAACTTTAAACGGTTACATTGATGATTTCCGCATAACCAAAGGCGTAGCTCGATACACAGCCAATTTCACCCCACCCACTGCGGCATTACCATCACATGAGATATTAGATAGTTCAGTTTATAGATTACCTGTGACAACTTACGGTAATGCTAGAATTGATACGACTACTAAGAAGTATGGCACTGGGGCTATGTATTTTGATGGGAATGGGGATTATTTGAGTTTATCAAATTCACCTGGATTACTATTTGGTTCTGGTGATTTTACTATTGAATTCTGGTTTAGACAAAACGCTGCTGTCAGTGCCGCAGCTATTTTTTGTAATTCTACTAATTCTTCCGTGTTTAATCCAAACTGGTTTTATATTCATGCTAATCATCCGACGTACCCTAATAAATTTTGCTCAAGTGCTTATAATATTTCAACATCTGTTCCATTTATAGCAGGAACAACCAATATCGTTAATGATAATTGGTATCACGTAGCATTAGTTAGAAGTGGTAGCACTTTTAATTTATATATTGATGGCACGTTGGAAGGTACTGCCACTAGTTCTGCTAGTATAGATAGTAATACAGTGTACTCAAAATATGTTGGTGGAGCGGGTGATGGCGGTATTATTGTAAACGGCTACATCGATGACCTACGAGTTACTAAAGGCTATGCTAGAACAATAGTTCGACCAACCGCAGCATTCCCAACAATACCTCCAACTATATCAGCTGACCCTTGGTGGGGCAATGTATCGTTGTTACTAGACGGTAACACAACTGACGCATACGACCCGTATTGGCAGAATGTGTCACTGATGTTAACTGGTGATGATTTTATTGATTGGTCTAATCAGCATAATGCTATTACAGTTGTCGGGAATACAAGTATTAATACAGCTACTAAGAAATATAATTCAGGTTCTATGTATTTTGATGGTAGTGGAGATTATTTAAGTATTGCCTCAAACGCATCATTAAATATATCATCACTTAATTTTACAATAGAATATTGGATTCGTCCAACTGCAGCAAGTGTTGTTTCTACTGATGGCGAAATAATAGTTAATTTAGCTAGCAGTGGCATTGCACATTATTACAATTATACTAATAAGCAACTCGTACTCGGGCAATCTAATGTTGCAGCGTATTTAAACAGTACTGTAAACTCAGTGCCATTAGATACATGGACTCATGTTGCATTAGTTAGGAATGGTAATGTATTTACTTTCTACATTAATGGTATTTCAAATGCTACTTATACTGGAGCATTAACGTTTACTGATGGTGCTATTAATATCGGAGCTTATACATCATCGCAGTATATGTTTAATGGGTATTTAGCAGACCTCCGCATCACCAAAGGCATCGCAAGAACCATTGTAGTACCAACCGCAGCACTCCCAGCATTTAAAATCCAAGACCGTACACAGAATAACATTACGCTTACGCCTTATGGCAATGTTCAACTTAGCACTGATGTTAAGAAGAATGGTACTGGTAGTATGTTCTTTGATGGTACTGGGGATTATTTGGGCACTCCATTATCGTCAAATTTTATTATAGGCGCAAACGACTATACATTTGAAGCATGGATTATGATGGCTGACCCTACAACTGGTGGATGTCTTTATACTGATAGGGTAAATTCACCTGATTATTCAGGTATAATCATAAATGTAAGAAGTGGATATTTAGATATTGTTGTATCTATTAATGGCTCTACATGGGCTACAAACGGGTGGTTATCTGCATCAGGTACACAAACAATAGCAGCTAACGTGTGGACACATGTTGCAGTATGTAAAACTTCAAATATTTGGTCAATGTACGTTAATGGTATTTTGAGTAAAACAGTTACGTTAACTAACAATCCAACACAATCTCAAAGTACTGCGTATCTAGGGTATGATCCAGGTGGTATTCCAAGTTTCAAAGGTTACATCGACGACCTACGCATAACCAAAGGTTACGCCAGATACACTCAAAACTTTACTCCACCTAGCCAGTCATTTGCTACTCAGTATATCTCAACAGGTTTTGACCCTAATTACGCTGACGTGTCGTTGCTATTGACAGGTGAAGGGACTAATGGTAGCACGACATTTACCGATTTGAGTAGTAGTCCTAAGACTATAACAGCAGGCGGGAATGCTCAGATAAGCACTGCTCAGAAAAAGTATGGCACTGGTGCTATGTATTTTGACGGTACAGGTGACTGGTTGACATTAGATGGTAGTTCTAACTTTGCTTACGGTACTGGAGATTTCACTATTGAATTTTGGATACAAACTTCAAACTGGGGTGGCGGTACTACGATTTTTTATGACCAACGACCATTATCAACGGATGGTAATTACCCTTGCATTTACACACAAGTAGGGCAATTAAGATATTTTGTTAATAGTGCTGACAGAATTACAGGTTCAACACTAACAACAAATACTTGGTATCATATTGCAGTTTGTCGCTCAGGAACAAGTACAAAAATGTTCTTAAATGGTGTACAAGATGGTTCTACTTATTCTGACTCTACTACATACATTAACGGAGCAAGTAGACCAATAATTGCAACCCGTGGTTACAATCCAGGCGATAATACATTTTCGGGTTACATAGACGACCTAAGAATAACCAAAGGTATTGCTCGTTACACAACCAACTTCACACCACCTACTTACGCATTAGCTACTACAGCTGGTACACCATTTGACGTTAATCGTGTTGATACATCGTTATTGCTAAGAGGCAACGGCACTAATGGTAGTACATCGTTTACAGATGAATCGCCTAATAATTTGACTATTACTAATAATGGTTCTGTTACTGTTAATACAAGCGTGAAGAAATATGGTACAGGTAGTATGTACTTTGATGGTACAAATTATTTAAGTTCAGCGTCAAATGCTGCTTTAAATTTATCAGGTGTAAGCTGGACCGTTGAATTATGGTGTTATCCAACAACAGCGTCATTAGCAAATAGAATATTATTCACAAAGCGTGTTCCCAATAGCGGAACTTGTAGCTATCAGGGTTACTTGAATGTTAGTAATAGTGGAATAAGTTTTTTTAACGGTACCGAGTATCAGTCATCAACTACTTTAGATTTAAACGCGTGGAATCATATTGCATATGTTTGTGATAGAACAAATGTAAAAGTATATAAGAATGGTGTGCTTATACTTACTGCATCAGCTACAGAAGCTGCAAATAATACCGAAACGCTATTAATTGGTAACGGGCTATATACTGGTTATAGTTTGCAATTTCCAGGGTATATTGATGACTTCCGTATAACCAAAGGCTACGCACGATACACTGCTAACTTTACACCACCTACCTACGAAGACCCAACCGTAACTGGTACTCAGTATGATTATAATTATGCTCAGGTTAGTTTGTTATTGAATGGTGATGGTACTAATGGTAGTACATTGTTTACGGATTTGAGCAGTATGCCTAAGACCATAACAGCTTATGGTAATGCTCAGATTAGTACTGGTACTAAGAAATTTGGCACTGGTAGTATGTATTTTGATGGTACTGGAGATTACTTTACAATTGCATCAAATGCTAGTATGGAGTTTGGAAGTAGTGATTTAACTTTGGAGATGTGGCTTAATACAACGTCTACAAACTTATATTCGTGTGTTTTTGGTAGACAAGCAGCTTTTACATTTGCAGTAGGGGATTTTGTACTATTATTAAATTATGGGTCTTCTGGTAATATATCTTTATCTGTTGGCTCCTATAACCCCTCAGCAGTTATGCTGACAACAACTGGAGTAACTATAAACGATGGGGCATGGCACCATATTGCATTAGTTAGAAACGGCAGCTCATGGGCGTTATATGTTGACGGTCAAGCAAGAGCAACTCAAACATTTTCAGGAACTTTAGCAACATCATCCGCAACATGGTATTCAGGAATATACCCTCCTGCGGCTGCTGGTGCTAGTGGCAGAGATTTAACAGGCTATATAGACGACCTCCGTATAACAAAAGGCTTAGCACGTTACACCCAAAACTTCACACCACCAACAGCACCATTACCAACATCTGGAGGATATTAAAATGGATATTGCAATTATACAAGACAACCAAGTTGTTGAAATTGGTCACTACAAAAAACTCTTTCCTGCTACATCGTTTCCTACTACTGGTCCAGACGCCAGTTTTATGGAAGCAAACTCAGCATTGGGAGTTACTATCTGGAAACCACACGATAAAGCAACTCAAAAACTAATACCAGTTGCTCCATACATTGAAGATAATCAAGTCTTTACTGTTGAAGTTGCTGATAAAACCGCAGAAGAATTAACTCAAGATAGCCTAAATATAGCTAATGAAGTTCGTGCAAAACGTAATCAATTATTAATTGAAACGGATTGGACTCAAGTTGCAGATGCTCCAATTAACAAACAAGCATATGCAGCATATAGACAAGCATTAAGAGATATTACTACACAAGAAGGATTTCCTCTTGATATTAATTGGCCATCATTAGAGGTATAATAAATGCCATCAAGAAATTTATCCGCAACATTAACTAATCTAGTTAGCGTAACTGGTAACGGAAATGTTGTATTTTCGGGTAGCCCAACGATTGATTCTCCTATAATTACAACTAATATAGGATTACCAACTGGAAATACTGCGGCACGCCCAGCCACGCCAACTGCGGGTAATTTAAGATTTAATAGTGACGTATCTTCATTCGAAGGATACAATGGAACGAAATGGGGTTCAATCGGTGGTGGATTAGCTCCAACTTCTATTAAAACCTCCAGCGGTTTTGTTGCTGTTGCAAATGATTTAGTTCGTTGTAATACAGCTTCCGGAGCATTTTCAATAGCATTTCCATCCAGTCCAACTGATGGAGATATTATTGGAATTGTTGATATTGCTAATAGATTTAATACATATAATTTAACAATATTAGCTAATACAAAATCTATTGAATTAAATTCTACTTCTTATATTTTAGATGTAAATGGAGCAGCAGTTTCTTTTGTTTATAATTCATCTACGACTAACTGGAAATTATTAAGCATAACAAACTCTCTAGCTAATTCTGCATTTTCTCAAGCCAATACAGCAACCGCAACTGGCCAAGCAGCGTTTTCTCAAGCTAACTCTGCATTTTCTCAAGCCAATACAGCAACTACAACTGGCCAAGCAGCATATACTGCAGCCAATACAGCATTAACTATTGGGCAAGCAGCATATACTCAATCCAATACAGCGATCACAACTGGTCAAGCAGCATTTACTCAAGCTAATGCTGCTTATAATACAGCCAATACTAAATTTTCTGCCAATGGCGGAACGATTTCTGGATCTGTTACAATTACAACTGATTTAAATGTTACAGGAAATGTATATCTTAGTGGAAATGTAACGACATTAAGTTCAAATAACCTTTCTATCCATGATCCATTAATTTATTTGGCTGAAGATAATCCATCTAATTTACAAGATATTGGTATTGTTGGTAGTTTTACTGGCAATAAATATCAACACACGGGAATTGTTAGGGATGCAACTGATGGAGTTTGGAAATTATTTTCTAACGTATCTGCTGAACCTACAACTACTATAGATTTTTCTAGTGACGTAGTATATGATACTATTAAAGTTGGAGCAGTAACTGCATCTAATGCCTCATTTACTATTGCAACTGGCTCTGCACCATTTACTGTTGTATCTAATACCTTAGTATCAAACCTTAATGTAGATCTCCTTGACGGACAGCATGGAGCATATTATACCGATTTAAGTAATACCGCGTTGGCTACAGCTAATGCTGCTTATAACAAGGCGAATACGATTACCTCTGGATTAACTTCCACATCTATTCAAACCTCAAATTATACAGCTGCGGTTAATGATTTAGTTCGTTGTAATACAGCTGCTGGAGCATTCTCGGTTACATTTCCTGCTAGCCCAACTGATGGAGCATTAATTGGGATCTTAGATATCGCTGGAACATTTAATGCTAATAACGTTTCATTATTAGCAAATGGTAAAACGATTGAAAATGATTCTACATCGTTATTATTGGATATGAATGGAACTTATGTGTCATTCGTCTATAGTTCAGCTACATCAAACTGGAAATTATTGGAAACGCCTTTGGGTGGAACTGGGTTAACTCCTACTCCAATTATTACATCTTCTTATATTGCAACAGTTAATGATATTGTAAGATGTAATACAGCAGCTGGAGCATTTACGGTTACGTTTCCTGCCGTACCCACTGATGGCGCATTAATTGCTATTTCAGATATTGCTGGATCGTTCAATACATATAATTTAACAGTTGTTAAATCTGGAACTGATAAAGTTGAGAATGATACATCAGTAATATTAGATGTAAATAATGCATATGTAACGTTTATGTATAACCAATTAACTGCAAATTGGAGATTATTACAAACGCCTTCTATTCCCAGTTTAACCGCTACTCCAATTATTACATCTTCTTATACCGCTATGGTTAACGATGTTATTAGATGTAATACAGCTGGCGGTGCATTTGCGGTTACGTTCCCAGCGGATCCTTCTGATGGCAGTAAAATTGAAATTATTGACGTTGCCGGAACGTTTTATACAAATAATTTAACGATTAATCGCGGCGGATTTACTACTATTGAAAATGATACGTCAATAGTATTAGATATGAATAGCGCTTATGTGTCGTTTATGTATAATTACTCGACGTCAAATTGGAGATTACTACAAACTCCGGTTGGATCGTTAGGTAATGTTATAGCAAATACAACAGTAACGGGTATGGTAAAAGTTTCTGGAGCTGTATTAGCAAATGCAGTTGCCGGAGTGGATTATATGGCAGCGGTGGCTCCTGGAGCCAATAATAATATTTTAACAAGTAATGGAACATCTTGGGTTTCTACTACTTCTACAGCAGCATCAACCGGCAAAGCAATTGCCATGTCTATCGTTTTTGGAGGTTAAATGGCAGCGCCTAATATCGTCGGTGTGACAACAATCACTGGCAAAACAACTTATTTGACACCATCAGTAAACACTAATGTCGTATTGCTATCCAATGCTACGTCTAGTGGAAAAGTTATAAAATTAAATAACATTATGGCTACTAATGTTGATGGTACTAATTCAATTAATGCTACAATAGCACTTTATACTAATGGTTCAGTTGCCCAAGGTAGTGCACCATCAGGTGGTACAGCTTACCCGTTGATCTATACAGTAGCAGTTCCTGCCGGTTCAGCATTATCTTTATTAGATAAATCTGTGTATCTTGAAGAAAATATGTCTGTTATAGTTACTTCAGGAACTGCAAGTAAAATAAATTATACAGTTTCTTACGAAGAGATTTCATAATGTCAAGATATCAAGGTGGCATGATTGGCAGTGTTGCTAATACTCCTAGCGGAACTGCATATACGGGTAGAGCAAATGGAGTATTTCCGCTGCCTCAACAAATTGTAGCAAAAAGTTCATCCTTATGGGCAATAGGTCAAACAGTACCTAATGCACCGACTATAGGGACTGCTACTGGTACTGGTGCTACGTCAATTTCAGTAGCCTTTATTCCTCCCGTACAGAATGGCGGTTCTACTATCACAAGTTATACTGTTACGAGTTCTGGCGGACAAACTGCTACAGGAGGAAGTTCTCCGATTGTTGTTACAGGGTTAACTACAGGTACGAGTTATACGTTTACAGTTACAGCTACTAATGCATTAGGAACAAGTGTTAGTTCAGGCACATCTAATAGTGTGTTGTTAATATCTGATCCGTATTTCAGTTCAGTTAGTTTACTGTTAAATGGTGATACTCTTACCGATTTGAGTAGTAGTCCTAAGACTATTACTAATAATGGTTCTGTTACTGTTAATACTACTACTAAAAAGTATGGTACTGGTAGTATGGCGTTTAGTGGTAGTAATTATTTGACGGCAAACGCAGGTTCGTTAGTTGCAATGGGTACCGGTGATTATACTGTAGAGTTCTGGTTTTATCAAACATCTGTGCCTGGTAACCAGGCACAGATGTTTGATACTAGAAACGCTTACCTAAACGGTATTATTGTAGCTAACGGCACCAATCGAGCACCTTATTTTTATTCTGGAAATTCATATGTAATATCATCAGTAATCACTAATTTAAATCAGTGGTACCATATTGCTGCTGTTAGATCCGGTACAACTATGACAATGTACTTAAACGGAGTAAATGTTGGTAGCGCCACTTCAACCGATAATATAGTCGGAACTAATTGCTACATTGGTCAGTCTTATGATTTATATCAAGCTACATTTGGTTACATCGACGACCTACGCATAACAAAAGGCGTAGCACGATACACTTCTAACTTTACTCCACCAACAGCATCGTTTCCAACTTTTTAAGGAATAAAAATGTCTAAAAATTTATCATCTACCTTAAGAGGAACAAACTACGGTACTTTGCCTGTATTGAATGGTGGTACAGGAGTAACAACCTCTACTGGTACTACTAATCTTGTTCTGTCTAATCGTAAATAAATATGATAATAAACTAAATTTAAGTAGGAAATAACGAATGGCGAAAAGTCTTTCAAATATAATAAGAACTGCCAGCGGTAGCATTCCATTACAAGTTAGTAATGGCGGAACTGGAACGTCAACGTTAACTGGATTAGTAAAAGCAAATGGAACCAATGCTTTCGTTGCTGCTACTGCTGGAACAGATTACTTAATTCCAGGTGGAAATTTAGCTAATTGTACTAATTTATCGTTAACCTCCGGTGTTACCGGAACTCTTCCTGTTGCTAATGGCGGTACTGGAACATCAACATTAACTGGATTAGTAAAAGCTAATGGAATCAACGCTTTCGTTGCTGCTACTGCTGGGACGGATTATCTTGCTCCGCCTACCGGAACTTCAATCCTAAAAGCTAATTCTAGTGGTGCATTAGTTAATGCAGTTGCTGGGGTTGATTATGTTTTTGCTAATACTGCAACAACTTTTACAAAACCGCAAACCCCTTCTACTTCCGCAGAAACTGCTCCATCAACTAATGCAGTTACATGGGATTTGACTACTAATCAGATTTTCAGAATCAATCTAAATGCTAATATTACTACATTTAATTTAACTGGAACATTAAGCAGTTTAGTTGGTAATCAATATGAAGTTATTATTAGATATAATGGCGGATCTACAGTTTCTTGGAATACTAATATGAAATGGACGGCTGCTACTGCTCCAACTTTAACTGGAACTAGTGGTAAAATTGATGTATTAACTTTTGTCGTAGCAAGCACAGATGGAACCAATTATTATTTGGTTAACACTGGCATTAAATTAAACGTTGGTTAAATTATGTTTACATTAATTGGTGTTCCTAAAGAAAAAGTAAAGTGTCCGCATTGCACTAAAATGGGTGGTATTGGAATTATGAATAGATGGCATTTTGATAATTGTAAGGAGTTAGTAATATGAGTTTAATGTTAAATTCTAATTCTGATGATGGTGAAACTCTTTATTCCGATTCGGTCTTCAGCACATATTTGTACACCGGTAGCGCCTCAACGCCGCAAACTATTAACAACGGCATCGATTTAGCTGGTAAGGGTGGGTTGGTTTGGGTAAAATCTAGAAATAATGCATCTGCAACTGCTGGACATGCTCTTTTTGATACAGTTAGGGGTAGAAGTTATGGACTTGCTACTCAAACAACTGCTGCACAGATTGGTCCTTCAGCAGGAGGGTCTGATTTAGTATCTTTTAACTCAAATGGCTTTACAGTAGGAAGTAACAATAGTTGGGCTATTAATGTAGGTATTGATTATGCATCATGGACATTCCGCAAAGCTGCGAAGTTTTTTGACATAGTAACATGGACTGGGGATGGTAATGTTTATCCAGCGAACAGAACTATTAATCATTCTTTAGGTTCAACTCCAGGAATGATTATAATTAAAGTGACATCAGCGACTGATGATTGGGTTGTTTATCATAATAATTGGTCATATGCGACAAGTAAATGGTTTCGATTAAATACTACAGAAGCGCCTTTAAGTGGAACGACAGTATCAGCTGTAAATTCAACAAGTTTTACTGTAACAGATCAAGTAGCATATACCGGAGATTCATTAAATCAATTAAATCAAACTTATGTTGCTTATGTTTTTGGTCATGATACAACTTCTACTGGCATGATTCAGACTGGAAATTATACAGGTAACGGTAGTGCAACTGGACCTATTGTTTCTTTGGGATGGGAACCGCAATGGTTAATAATTAAAAATGCTACTGGGACTGGATCATGGCAAATTATTGATAACATGCGCGGAATGTCTGTAGGTGGAGCAGATGCCACTTTACAATCCAATGCATCTACTGCAGAAACTTCCGTTGATTATGTAAGTCCAACTGCTACTGGGTTTCAAATAACATCAACTTCTGCGGAAGTTAACACAAATGCAGCAACCTACATCTACATGGCAATCCGCAGACCTAACAAGCCACCAACGAGTGGGACGCAGGTGTTTCAAACTATTACGGCACAAGGCGATTTAGTCCAAACATCAACTGCAACATTTCCATTGGATATGCAGTTCAACACTTTTTATGACCAAAGCAACTCAACATATAACAACCAAATAAATGACAGGTTGCGTGGCATAGGTTTTTCACCAACATTTAATGCTACGCCACATTTGACAACGGCACTTACAGCCGCTGAAACAACATCAAGCAGCTACCTTGCCTTTAATGGTAATGGCATGGATGTTACAAAATCAGATGGGTGGGGTACTTGGAAAGCAATTTTTTACAATTTCAAACGCGCCCCTGGTTTTTTTGATATGGTCTGTTATACAGGGACCAATAGCAACCAAGCTGTTGCTCACAATTTAGGTGTTATACCTGAGTTAATCTTTGCAAAAAGTAGAAGTATCGTTGCTGACTGGTGCGGTGTTCGTAGAAATGGTGGAAATATTGCTTTTGGTATGAGTATTAGTAGTGGTGATGCTTTGCAATACGGTGCTAGTTTTCCATTCGTACCGTCCGACATAAGCTTAACAGCTACATCAATGAATCCACAGTTTTTTGAAAGTAGTGCAGGTACCACTCGAGCAAATGCATTAGGTGGAACCTACGTTGCTTATCTATTCGCCACACTAGCAGGTATATCCAAAGTAGGCTCTTACACGGGTAATGGCAGCTCACAAACTATAGCATGTGGTTTCGCTGCAGGTGCTAGATTTATCTTAATCAAGCGAACCGATGCGGCTGGGGATTGGTATGTATGGGATAGCGCACGAGGTATTGTTGCTGCAAACGACCCACATTTGTCACTCAATACTATTGCAGCTCATGTCACAACTGACGATTCAATTGACCCAGATAACTCAGGCTTTATTGTGAATCAAGTTGCAGCGACTAATATCAATGTAACATCAGCAACTTATATCTTCTTGGCAATAGCATAGGAACAAAATGGAAATTTTAATAAAAGAAACTAATCAAGTAATCTCTGAACAAGAATTTAGAAATCTTTATCCTAATACAAGTTTTCCTGCTATTCTTTTAGAAGATATACTGACAGATTTTGGTGCTGTTGCAATTCTTGAAGGTCCGCAAGCAACCCCAACATCTCCATATGAATATTCATTTCGAGATGGTATACAAGAGATAAATGGTAAATATTTTACTAAATATAGTTTAGGACCTATCTTTGTTGATGATGAACATCAAACAGCAGTTCAACAACAATTAGAATACAAAGCAAGAATTGATGAACAACAAGCTATTTCTATTAGAAATCAACGAAATGAATTATTAAAAGATAGTGATTGGACGCAAATAGTTGATGCAACAGTTAATAAAGAAATTTGGTTAACATATAGACAAGCATTAAGAGATATAACAGCTCAAGAAGGATTTCCATTTAATATAACATGGCCAATCCAACCATAAGGAAATAAAGAATGGCAAAAAACCTTTCGAATTTATTAAAAGTTACTAATACTGCTGCAACGCCAGTTTCATTGGGCGGAACTGGTGTTATGACTTTAACTGGTATCGTTAAAGCAAATGGAACAAACCCTTTCGTTGCTGCTACTGCTGGAACAGATTACTTGGCTCCAGGCGGAAATTTAGCTAATTGTACTAATCTATCGTTAACCTCTGGTGTTACCGGAACTCTTCCTGTTGCTAATGGTGGAACTGGTGTAATAACATTAACTGCTAATAGCGTTATGTTGGGTAATGGAACTTCTTCCGTTCAAACTGTTTCTCCTGGAAATACAGGTAATGTATTATTGTCAAATGGTACTACTTGGACTTCCTCAGCATTATCAGTAACTCCTACTTGGCAAATTAAAAATACAACATATCTTGCAGTAGCTAAAGATTATATCCTTGCTAATACCTCTGGTGGCGCATTTACGATTACACTTCCGGTATCCCCTGTAGTTAATGATTTTGTGGCTATTGCTGATTATGCAGGAACTTTCGGAACAAATAATTTAACAGCTAATTCTAATGGTAATAAAATAATGGGAACAGTTCAAGATTTTATTTTAAATGTATCCAATAGAAATGCAACTTTATTATATGCCGATGCCAATAAAGGTTGGGTAATTACTTTTTAATAGGAAATAATATGACTTTACAAATGGATACACTTCTTGGCGCAGGTGGCAAAACCGCCTATGTGGTAACGCTTCTTTCTGGTACATCTTGGACTGTTCCTACTGGATGTTTATATGTTATTGCTACTTTATATGGTGGTGGTGGAGGTGGCGGTGCTGGCGGTAATGGTAATAACTCTGGCTCTGGCGGTCCTGGTACTAATGGTACTAGTGGAGCAGTCGTTACTACTCGAGTAGTAACGACTCCAGAAAGTTCAGTAACTTATGCTGTAGGCAGTGGCGGTAGTGGTGGTAGTTATGGTAGTAATGGTGCTACTGGAGGTACTACTACATTCACTGGAGCTACTAGTGCATCTGGCGGCGGTGGTGGTAGTTATGGCGGTACAGGTAGTAGTGTACCTGGTGGAACTGGCGGGATTGGTGCTATCGGTAGTGGGAGTAGCGGCGGCTGTGGCGGTGGAGGTAGTAATTATTATAGTCAACCTGGTGGTGCAGGTGGCGCAGGTGGTGCTGGTAAAATTGAACTTGTGTATTGGGTATAAGGAGGGGTTATGAAGACATTTGCAGTAATTGAAAACAACGTGGTTATAAACATTATTGTTGGAGTTGAAGATGAAGTAGTAGCGGCTAATCCTAATATTTACGTCGAATATACAGAATCAAACCCAGCTCGTATCGGTGACGATTACATTAACGGTGAATTTATTCCACAACCGCAGCCAGAAATTGAATTACCGCCACGCAGAATCTCACTCGAAGAAATCCGCAACGCCTTAACACTTGCTGAAAAAATCAAATGGGACAACAACAAAACTGATGAAATTACAACAGTTAAAATAGAATTTACAACACCTTTATTAGTTGCTGATGCTACACCTTGGCTTCAACTGCTTGTTGATAGCGGGTCAATATCGCAAGATTCAATCGATAAAATTTTAATATAACCCGAGATACTAATGACTAAAAGCCTTTCGAATTTATTAAAGACTAGTTCTAATATATTATCTGCCAATGCTGGCGGTACTGGTTTAACATCAGTCGGTAATACTGGAAACGTTTTAACTAGTACTGGCGCGGGTTGGGTTAGTTCCGCATTACCAACATATTCTCTACCAACTGCCAACACAACAACTTTAGGTGGAGTTAAAGTTGATGGAACGACTATAGTTGCTAATAATGGAATTATTAGCGCAAATGTTAGTTCCGGAGCAAGTGCTACTAAAACCATTTCAAACAAAACAGGCGCATACACAGTAGTAGCAGATGATTTAGGTAAGATTATTAACTGTACTGCTAATACATTTACTGTCAGTTTAACAGCCGCTGCGACATTGGGTGCTGGGTTTACTTGTTCTATTTGGAATACATCTACAACAGCAACAAATGCAATTACTATTTCTCCTGCAAGCGGTACTATAGATTTGCGTAGTACTCTAATTTTGCGGTGCGGGGAAGGGTTAGATATAATTTGTGATGGTACAAATTGGCAAACTGGTAGCAAAAAAGCTATGAGATCTTATTCTGAAAATGTAACAAGTTCCACTATATACAGGCCAAGTGCTACAGGAGCATATGGATCCGTTGCAATAGGTTCTGGGTGTACTGCTTCTGGAAGTGGATCATATGCCATTGGTGGATATACTGAGGCACAAGGTGCCGGATCAATTGCACTAGGTGGCTATTATTTAGCGTCTTCTCCAGTATTTGCATATTCAAATTTTTCTGCAGCTATAGGGGTAAATTCAGCGGCAGACGGGTCAGTCACCGCAAGCGCAGGAGCAATGGCATTAGGTGGTTCTTATGCTAGTGGTACAGACAGTTTCGCTGCGGCTATTGGAAATAATACAAGTAGTTTCGGTGCGACAGCAACTAGTACGGTAGCAATTGGTAATCTTAGTAAAGCTACTACACAGAGAGCGTTTGCTTTAGGTAAGTTATGTGTATCTTCTGGCGGTTTTGGTTCAGTAGCATTAGGTGAATCATCTACTGCATCTGGCGCAAGTTCTATAGCTGCTGGATATAGTCCCACAGCATCTGGAGAAAGAAGTTACGCGTTAGGGGCATACTCCACTGCAAGCGGTAGTCATTCAGTTGCGTTAGGTAGTTATGTTGTAGCATCTCAATATGGGAAAATTGCATTTGGGGGTGGCATAGCATTTGTCAATTTTGGTGATGCTCAAGGAGGGAAACTTATTCTTGGTGCAGTAACCTCAACTACAACAGCCGTAGTATTGACATCCGATGGCGTCCCATCAGCAACAGCAGCTAATCAACTTATCGTAGCATCCGGTCAAGCAATGACTTTCTTTGGTACTCTAATAGCTAAACAATCTGCATCTGCTAATATGGCAAGTTATATGTTTAAAGGTTCTATTGTTAACAATGGCGGAACAGTATCAATTTCAAGTATTTCTATAGATACTATTGTTGATACGATAGGATTAGGGGCAGTTCCAACTTTTACTGCCGATAACACAAATAAAGGATTAGCGGTCACAAGTGGATATAAATCAGCTACAAATATTCGCTGGGTTTGTAATATTGATTCAGTTGAAGTAACATATGCATAATAAATATTCGATTTAACAAGGAATAACAATGGCTTTACAATTAGACTTAACGACAAGTAATTATGGCGTGCCATTTTCTGGTGCATATTTTCGCGTAGTAACTGCGTCAGTTTCAAGACAACGCGGAGCGTCTTTTTCGGTAATGGTTGACGTTGTTGGTTATGCAACTAGACCAACTAACGAAGATACAAGAGATATCGATTTCCGTAGATATCATGCACCATTAGATCAAATTGAAGCTCAAACTGGAGCAACATTCCTAGAAAAAGTATATAACTGGGTTGCAACACAAGAAGATATGGCAGGCGCCATAGGAGTTTAAAATGGCTATTAGTTTTAACCATGCAACAGATACTCTTTCTGCAACTAGTGGCAAAGTCAACGTTCAAGGCGCAAGTGGCGGTATGTCAAATATTGCCGTCATAACTTCTACGTCTACTTGGACAATTCCGGCAGGTATAACATTAATAAAAGTTTATGTTTGCGGTGGTGGCGGTGGCGGAAATGGATATGGTTCTGGGGGTAATTATGGGTCTGGAGGCGGCGGCGGTGGAACATCTGTTAAATATTTTTCAGTTACACCAGGACAAACAGCATCAATAACAATAGGTGCTGCCGGTGGTCAAGGAGTGACTGGTGGTACATCTTCATTTGTTTATGGAGGAGTTACTGTATCAGGTAATGGTGGAGTAGGTGCTTTATCTGGTGCGAATGCAGGAGGTAAAGGCGGCACAGGCTCTGGTGGTTCATTTGTAATTCCGGGCAGTGCTGGGCAAACTGGACAACTTGGGTATGCAGGTGGCCCTGGTGGGAGTAGTTTCTTTGGACGCGGTGGCGTTGAAGGTTCTCAGTCAGAGTTATATGGCGCTGGAGGAAATGGCGGTTATAATACTGGGACTTTTGTCGGAACTGCTGGTGTAGTTGTTATTGAATATTAGAGGAAGAACTATGAAAACATACGCAATTATTGAAAATAACAAGGTAATAAATACAATTATTTACGAAGACGATGTTATTGTTACTGAATATCCTGAATGTCCTAGTAACGCAGGTATAGGTTTTTCTTATATAAATGGCAATTTTATTGATGATCGACCTGTAATAGCGGCAGCTCCAATAGTGCAGCTATCAAAAGATGAACTTATAGAGCAAATAAAAATTTTATCTGAACAAGTTCAAGCATTGGCATAATATTTTTCCTAATAAAAAAGGGAGCCGAAGCTCCCTTTTTTATTCTTAGTTATCCAGCTGGATAGATAAAGCAGATGCCGAGAATGTCGGAGCCGCGTCACCATTGTTTACTGTTTTTGGAGTAGTTAAATTTCCATAAAACAATAAATTACCACCAGCAGATGCATCATACATACCAAATGCAGTAATAACGCCCCAGTTTGCTCCAGTAGGAACAGGGAATGTAATAGCATTAATGTTATAAGTTGTTCCGCTTGTACCAACACTAATTGAAGTGTTACTAGAACCTTGTGTAGCAGACCAATTTAATAACGTTGAACCAACTTGTACTCTAGCATAACCGCCGCCAGAAACTTCAACTTGTCCTGTATTTGCATCACTTGTTCCTGTTGTCAATAAACCAATCCAGGTGTTTCCAGGTGGTGTATATGTTTGACCTCTAAAAACATAATCGATTAATTTATTTTCTAAGTAATCCGACATCGCTGCCATATTGTAACTCCTTATTTAAAATTTATAGGTTTATATAATATTTATTATATTACGTTGCTTTATTTACGGAAATGGAATTGCCTGCAGCAATGTCAATTATATTAAGCCTACCGTATGGCCATGGTGATGTAACAGCTGTATAATTTGTATTTGAATTTGCTGTTGTTACCGCTAAAGTTGCAACATTAATCCAATTAACTTGATTAGTTGAAACTTGAATTACTACATTTGAACTTCCGCCAGTTGACGATGCTTGTAAAATTGCACTAGGATAATTGGTAAAGCTAAATGTAAATGTATCTTGTGGTCCAGTTAATCCTGATCCATAATTTGGAGTTTTGGCTGCAACTCCAGTATTATTGTATTGCGGATTAGAAAAATCAATAACAGCTGTATTTCCTGATACAGAAACAACTCTTGATGCGTATCTTGCATCATTGTTTGTAAAATACAATGTTAGATCATTGTTGGCAAGTAAATATGGGTTTGAGTCGAATACAATCGATGTATTACTATAAATGTATACACCTTTTACAACTCTTGTTAATTCAGTAATCATCGTTATTATTCCTAAATATGAGGTAATTTTCATATTATTTATAAATAATAATAAACGGAGATAATTTATGATAGAGATAATGACGACTTTAGAAGATCGTTATAAATTTTTGAAATTAATGTCTTTAGAGGAAAATTACCAGCAATATGTAACAAATACTACTGGCAATTTGAAAGAAGAGAAAAAACTAATAGAAGAATTACCTTCTGATGTTGCGTGGATAATGAAATACTTTTAAATAGAAACGTATGCCAATTTAAAATCATCAGCAATTTCTTCTCTCCCTGCATAACCGCGAGGATTAGCTAGAATTTTTGTTTCGCCAATAATATAATCTTGCGGGTGATGAATGTGACCTGAAAACCAAACTAAAATATCGGGTCTATCGGTAATAAACTGTTCTAGATCTGATGAATATGCTCCATTAAGTAATTCATCATGAACGTAACTTGGATGAATTGATTTAAATGATGGCGCGTGATGCGTTACAACTACTACTTTATCTGTTTTTTCAACTTTATCAATCCATTCAACAGTTGCATTAAATTGTACAATTGCATCTAATGGAGTCCACCTAGCTCTAGCATCTGTTGGATCCCATGAATCAAAAGCTGTTGACAATCTATTTCCATCGTTAGAATCAGAATCAGAATTGTAAATAATTCTAAAATCATTCATTGCATAACTAACGCGCTCGATAGTTTCATTATGACCGCTATTCATATCAGTCCATAATGTTGCGCCCAAAAAGGTTACACCGTCAATTATTACGCTTTCTTTTTCTAGGATATGTAAATTTTTAATATACCCTAAATGTTTCTTTAAATCTTGTAAAGAATCTTTAATGTTATATCGATAGTGTTCGTGGTTACCAAGAACATAAACAATATGTTTAAATTCTTTAGAACAATTTATAAAAAAATCATGTATTCTACCATTTTTTCCGTACAAAAATTCATCTGAATTATCTGGGTATGAACCAAGTTGACTTACTAAACAAATATCTCCAGCCAATACTAACACATCAGCGTTTTCGCTATTTTTTAGTTTAATCGTATCGAACTCGATATGTATATCGCTACAATATGCTATTTTCATAAATCTCCTTGTTAGTCAGCTTTTCTAATTTCTTCCAGCGTAAAAACTCTATCGTGAACGATAGTCATCATACCTATCTTAGTATTTAATATTTTGTAATATGAATTTTTAGTAGAACTGTAAATTACGCCAGACGCTATTATAGCTCCAATAATAAGACCATAAATTGCATAAATTAAATTGGTTTTGGTTATGTTCAAATCTATTTTTATTTCGGGTAAATTTTTAATCATAATATAAGTTCTCTCGTCAAGTTTAGTTACAGCCTATTATAATATATATCCTGCAGAATGTCAAGCACTTTTTCTAAAAAAGTTTTCCAGCCTAAATATAGGTAATGTTAATCAAATAAATATGGAGTTTAAGTATGTTTAGCGGAATAAAAAACTGGATTGAAGTTGCAAAAACAGTTTCCGAAGTTATAACGGAAAAAAAATTATTAGAAAAAGAAGGAATAACTTCTACAATGGATGACCTTAAATCTATTGCAGTAGCAAAAGTTAATCCTGCTCCGGTTGAAGAACCGAAACCTGTTATCGAAGAAGTTAAATCACAACCAGTTGTGGTTAAAACTTCAAAAGTTGAACAAAAACCTACTGGACCTGTTATGGCAGCTAAAGGCGATCCAAAAGTATTTGAATTACAAAAACAATTAATCGCTAAAGGCGCAAAAATTACTGCTGATGGTCTTATGGGACCAGCCACTAAAAAAGCTCAACAGCAATTTGCAGAAAAACCT